TGGTTTTCTAGACTGACCTGCTTCTGACAATGCAATAGCAATTGCTTGTTTAGGACTTTTTACTTTTTTAGAAGATTGTCCAATGTTAAGTTCACCTTTTTTAAACTCTCTCATCACTTTACTAATTTTTTTCTGGCCGTTTTTCATATTACATTCCTCTTATTTTCATTTGTTGGACGCCTTGTTTTGCAAGACTTACTCCAGCACGTAGTTTAGCTAATTCTTCAGTTTGTTCAAGCTTATTTTCTTCATTTGTTTGATTCATCATAGCTTTCATTTTATCTAAATTAAGTCTTTCTTGAGCTTCTTTGCGTTTTTGCTCATTTTCCATAGCTTTTAAGTCAACTTCACGTGATTTTAACTTTAAAAGTGGGTCAGAATCAAACTGTCCAATCAATTTATTCTCTTCATCAGCATAATCTTTAGTCATTTCAGCTACTAATTGAGCTTTTCTTGACTCAATTCGAACAGTTATACTCTGAATTTGTTGCGCGGCTTGTGGATTCATTTGCATTTGTTGTTGTAACATAGGTAATTGTTGTAATTCTTGTATAAATTCTATCTGAACTTGTTCTTGAGCCATAATTGAGATGTGTTCAAGTATATTTTTTTGAATAGACATTACAACTGCTGGATTATTTTTAACCATATTCAATTGCATAAAGTTTAAATGAGCTTCAATGTGAGCTTTATGGTCTTGTCCTGGAAATGCTTGATAAGGTTGACCAGCCATTGCAGTAATATGTTCTAAACTTGGGTCCATCGGCATTGGTTGTTTTGGTGATGGAAGAATTAAATCTATATTTTTAATTCCAATTGCTTCATACATTGATCTATATGCTTGATAGATGTCATGAATTTGTGGATTAGATTGAGCAAGTTGTAATTGTGTTTGTGCTAAACCAATTCTTTGTGATTGTGAAAATATATTTGGATCTGCAACTGGTAAGATATCAATTTTATCATCAAAGTCAGTTTGTTTAATTTGTCTTTGTCCACCAACAACATCGTATGGATAAACTGGTGGTAAATAAGTTGAAAATACATTTGCTAATAATTCAAATTCATTTTTAAGTGCACCATAAATTCTTTTATGGATCGCTGACATCACACGTGAACCTCTTTCAAGTAATGCCATGGTTGTACCAACAGCAGCTTGTTGATTCATGTCTCCAACTTGAGCATCAGCAATACTTGCAAATCTTTGTCCTGCATCTACTACAATACCCATTAATTGTAATAATACTTGATCAGGTCCTTTGAATGGTAATGGCATAAATGCATCACGTAAATTACCTCCAGGTGCATCTACATCTCTAAATTCTCCTGGTTGTAATGGTTGAGCATCATCTCTTACTCTAATACCACGCATTTTAAATCCGGATGGTAAATTAGCTAGAGTTCCTGCATCTAATAATTGTCTTAAAGCTGATGTTGCAGTTCTAGACAAACCACCAATCATATGAATTAATCCAAATCCATAAAATCCTAAACCTGGTAAAAATTTAAAATGAACAAAATAATTTGTTCTATTTTTTAATGGATCATCTGATTTATAATTACGTCTAATAGATAAAACTTCTCGTGATGATTCTTCAATAGTTACAACATATGGAAGTTTAATTCCTGTGGGCTCACCAGTTTGAGGATCTTTATCTTCAAAACCTTCTAAATCTAAATTAACATGACATTCTAATAAAGTATAAATGTCTTCTTGTTTTTCAACTCTAATACCTTCTAATTCTCTTTGTTTGCTTTTTAATTCATCTTCTTTTAATGGTGGTTGTCCAAGTTCCACGTCTCTATAAAAGCCACCAACTTGTTGTTTACGTAAATCATTTTCAGAAATTTTAATTACGTGAATAATTGCTTCTGCATCTTCTAATGAAGTCGCAGAATAAGGAACAATTAAATCTTCAGAAGGTATAAATTTAGATACTGCTCTACCAAGCATTGCATCATAATAAACTTTTTTAAATGTAGATCCTGATAGTGGTAAATAAAATAACATTTGATCAAATTCAGGTTCATATTCTTTCATAACATTCATGATTTGATAGTTCATGAATTCTTTAACTCGCATTGCTTGATCTTCTTTATTACGATCTGTTAAACCTATAATTTGTGTTCGCACGGGCCCGTCCGCGGGAAGCAATTCTTTGTAAGCTTGTGCTTGAAACTGTGTTACTGATTCTGCAAGAACTGGGTGAGTTACACCTGATGCACCTTTAAATGGTTCTGTTCGTCTTTCATATTTAAATCCTAATAAATCTAAACCATTCGTATATGCCATTTCCCAATCTTGGCGCGATGATCTATAGTCGTTATATTTTTCATCCAATTCAGATCCAATATCTGTTAAAATACTTTCATCTAAAAATTCTGCAAGGTTTGCATAATGATCTTCTCCTCCTGGAATAGATGCAACACTTGGATCAAAAGAAATTTCTGCACCACCATCTTCACTCATGTTAATTTCAACAGGAGAATCTGTAGGTTGTATTTCTTCTTGAATAGTTTGTTCTATTTCAGTTTGACCTGGAATTTCAATAGTAGTTTTTGTATTGGGTAATGACTTATCAATTTCTGCCATGATTAATTATACCTTCTTCTAAATAATGATTCAACACCTTGTGGATCAGGACCACTAACAGGTGGAATGGTTGTTGTCAAGCCACCTCCTGCCATTCTTGTAGGTGTAACGCGAGCAGCGGCTTCTTGTTGAGATCTTTGAGCAGCAATAGTAGGATTATTTAATAATTGATTGTAAGTTGCACTAGCAGTTTGACCATAAGGAACTTGAACAGCTCCTAAAAAATTAGCTCTTAAATCTTCTGCTATATCTCTCATACTCTGCATATTAGGTCTTATGGATTGAATTTCATTTGCTGCTCCTAAAACTTGCGATCCAAATAATCCTAAAGATTGTGGTATTAAACCTGCGGGATTAAAATATCCCATGGACACAGCATCAGCAATTTTATCTCTAACTTGACTTGCAGCTGTTGCATGTCTTAAATCAGAAACAATACCTGTTGCTCCTGGTAAACCACTTGTTCCAAATGTTCTTTCTTGCATCTCTGCAATTTGAGGTCCTGAATAAAGATCACCTATAAAATCTTGAATTTTTTTTGTAAATGGAACTCCACTTCTTGCAGCAGCATCTGCTTCAGATTGAAATTTTCTTTCAGCAATAAATTGATCTACAGGTGAAGGTGGTTGAGGTATATTTTGTTGTGGAAATATATCTGCTTGTGGTTGTGCAAAAGCCATTTGATCTTGTGCAGAAACAGGTTGACCAGAGAAAGGATCTACTGTTGGAATTTCGGTTGTTGTAGGCGTAGATACTCCTGTTGTCATTACTGTTCTAAAAAATTCTTCTGGATCTGTTCCAGAATAAACTAAATCTGTTCTTGAGGGATCATATTTTGGTCGATATAAAGGTTTACCTGAAAACGGACTATAAAAAAGTTCATAATCTATACCACTTGGAGCAGTAACGGATGTAGGAAGAGATCCACCTTCTTGATATCCTAGTCTTTCACGAAACATGCTTGCAACACCGCCACCCATAAGTTCTTGTTGTGGTATATTATATCTATCATCCTGATAAATTGGCATTTCATTTTCGTAATCATATCTTTGATTATAATAATTTGGCATTGTGTTTTCAAAATCATAACCTCTTTTTATTCCTTGCATTAAAGGAATTCTTTTCTCTCCAGTCTGTGGATCACCATATTCATCTTGTGGTTCTTCTCGTGATGAAACTCTTGTTACAAACTTTTCAAATGCTTCTTCGATTCCTGCCATATTAATAATACGTTCTGTTATGATGAATCACTGGTTCGTCTCTATAATCCTCTGGGTGATCTACAAAACCACCTTGTCTAAATCTCATTACTGCTTGAGTCATAGAATCTACCAAGTCATCGTTATCGCCATATGGAAATGCTGCGCATTCCTCTACGACCTCTTCAGCAAACTTTTGATCAGGTGCCCATATTTGTCCTGATTCAAATAATGGTGCAACTGCATTTACCCTTGCATGCTTATCATTTCCTTTGCTTGGTGTAAAGTTAACAACAGGGATACCCATCTTACGTAATTCATAGGTCAAAGGTAGTCCTGATGCCTTTGATTCAATGATCACCGTTTCTGGATTCCAGTATTGATATTGCTCCAAAGCTTTACGTTTTAACTCTGGAAACTCTAATCTTTCCTTAACCGCATCTAATAATATTAGATTAGGTTCGCTGTCCTCGTTCAATCTAAAAACGCCCCATGTAGTAATGGCAGAATAATCCGCCGTTTCTTTCTTG